CTTTACGCCCGTGTCTTCTCCCAGATTCTGGACTCCTCCATTGCTGAGGACTTCGAGGTGCGCCACGTCTTTGAAGACTTCCTGAAGGTCTGCACCACTGGCGAGCATGGAGGCATCGTTGACATTACCCGTCACGCTCTGGCGAGGAAGTTCAACGTCCCACTCGACAAGCTCAACAGAGCCATTGAGAAGCTGGAGGCTCCAGACGATAGCAGCCGCAATCCAGACAACGGAGGAAGGCGCATCGCAAGGCTGGACAACCATCGTGACTGGGGGTGGCAGATACTCAACTGGAAGGAATACGATCAGGTCCGCAGCAGGGCGGAGGCTACCGCAAGGGTGGCCAAGCATCGGGCAAGCAAGAAGGACCAAGACCCTGCTCCACCACCAAAAGACCCTGCGTCTGAGATTCCAGCGATGGTGTCCAAGCTTCGCGAGCAGGCTGAAGCGATATACGAAGCCTACCCGAAGAAGGTGGGGAAGCCGAAGGCTATCACCTCAATCCTGTCAGCGTTGGAGCAATTCGACTTTGACCTGATACTCTCCAGAACTGCCCTGTATGCGAAGTCTCGGGCTGGCGAGGATCCGCAATACACCGCGCATCCGTCCACATGGTTCAACCAGCACCGGTTCAATGACGACCCGTCCACATTTAAGTCATCCAAGCCAAATGGACACGACCGCAACGCCGGCACCCTCAATGCCAACAGGGGCGACGAGGCAAGCCGGCATCAGAAGAGGCTTCAGGATGCCAGGAACGATGAGACTGAAAGAATGCGCGTAGAAGCGGAATTACGAAAGACACAACAACCAATCCAAGCCACATGACAACCGAACACCAACTAAGCAACGAAGACCTTGACCGCTGGATTAAAATCTTCCGGTTCAAGATAACTGGAACCGAGGATGAGCAGAAGCAGCTCCGGGGAATGGCAAAGGAGTGCGTCCGGTTCATCGACGACATCAGGACCGGACAGAAACCACGGTGGCTGGTCATGCTTGGCCCTTCCGGCTGCGGGAAGACGCTCCTCGCGCGCACCATCTGGGACTGGTACAAGCAGTCTCCTCACTGGAGGGAGCAGTTCACTGACGGCCTGAACCCTGGCCGGTTCTGTGACTGGCCGGACGTGGCATGGCACCTCCAGCAAAACGAATGGACCGGGATGCTGGATGACATCGCTCAGGAGCGTGTCGTTGTCATCGACGAGATTGGTGCTGACCGGGACAAGAACGGCCATGTCCGGGACTGCCTTGCTCGCCTGTGCTCAAAGCGTGTCGGGAAGTGGACCGTGATTACGAGCAACCGAAGCCTTCAGGAAATCGGGGCTCAGGTGGATGAGCGCGTCAGCAGCCGGATGCAGCGGGATGGCTCCGTGGTGGTGGAGCTGGATGTCAGGGATTACTTTGTGAGGAAATGAAGCGACCCGTAAATGCTAACCATACTCATACTTTCTGCCGTCACCAAATTCATCATGGACTCTAAAATCAAACGCTCCCACATCATATCCATCCTGTCGCTGATTGCTGTTCTCGCCGGCCTTTCGGTGTGGGCTCAAGGTGGAGGATACCTGCTCTACGGTGAGGCTGACTGGTTCCTTATCGACCACAACACCTCTGAGCGTTCGTGGTTATCCAAGGTCATCTGCCCGCATCGCCACGACGCCGAGCACTACATGGCTCGGGAGATTACACACATCGTTGAGAACATTGATGCTAGGTTCGTCCACGCCTGCGTGAAGGCTGGCTACTCGCATTTCCTGTCGCTGTCGAACTACCTGTTCCTTGGCGCAATCAGCTTTGCATTCTGGGTTGTGTCCAGGCGTCACGGAATGGACAGGCTGCTTTCGATCCTGCTCATCGTGCTGCTGTGGTCATCTCCTCCGATATTCATGTCCGGTGCATACATCCGATCCGGCCATGCGTTCGCTGCGTTCTTGATGACGATGCTCGTGCTGTTCATCTACCACCAATCAACCTCACTAACAAAGATGCGCAGATCTGTCATGTGGGCAATCACGTTCACGCTGTCCCTGTTAATGGTGTGGTCGGATAGGCAGGGGCTATTCGCCGCGTGCTCAATCGGGCTGATTGTCCTCATCGCAAATCCTGTCGGACAGAGATGGACCTACTGCACGGCACTGGCGGCTGCAATCACAGCCCACACATTTCACTATCTGTTCATCGGCCCGTGGCTGATTGCCCACTTCACGCCGTTCGCTGACGTGATCGTTTCAAGCAACCCAATGACCGTTGCCGGCGCTAACCGTGGCGGCGGATTCATCGGGTCGGTGGCTTCAGCAATCCTGAGCGGTGCATACGGTGGTGCCACCATCGCCCTGTCAAACGTGCGGCTTCTATTCGGGAATATCACCTACGCAATGGCGATGATTTCGATTGCTGCTGCGTGCTGGATTTGCCGGGTGAAGTGGATTCCCGCAATGGTTGTCATGCTCATCGCGACAATGAACTGCATCATGCTGAAAGCCTCTGACGTAATGCTGTGGCCTGACTGCCTGCCGTCGATCTACTACCACATCATCTCCACGGTTGCGCTGTGGCTTGTGGCTGGGGTCTGCCTGCTGAAGACGAACCCCGTCGTTTCACGATGGCTTGTTGTTGCGATGGTGGCAGGAAACGCTTTCGCCATTTCCGGTCACATCGAAGGGTTCAAGCGCGGGCACCTGGTTGGATTCATTTCCGGTGCTCCGTTCCTTCGGGCGGAGCTGAATCGGACGGCTTCAATTCCAAGCGATAGATACGCAGGAATGCCGGTTTACAACACGCTTGAATCATGTCAGTTCACCGGATGGAAGTGGGTAATGAAGAACCCGCTTGAGTATGGCGGAAAACTCACCGCCGAAGAGTTCGTTGAAAGCTCGCAGTATCTACAGTTCGTGCGCAGTGAGCGCGGCATTCCGTTCGGGAGGGGCGGACGATGACGTACGTGTCCATCATCGTTCCAGTTTACAATGAGGCTTCAACCATCAGGAAGGTGCTGGACGATCTTCTGTCACTGAAGATGGATGGGGTTAAATTTGAAATCATCGTCGTTCATAGCTGGTCAAATGACGGCACTGGACTCATCCTTTCCGGATACTGCCACAGGGTCCGCCTCATAACTGAAACGTATCCAAGCGGCAAAGGGGCAGCGGTTCGACGTGGGATTAACGCCGCAGCCGGCGACATCATCATCATTCAAGACGCCGACTCTGAATACTCCATAAACGACTACCCGGCACTTCTGCTTCCGCTCCTGCTTCGCGACACGGATTTCGTTCTCGGCGTCAGGCACGGCACAGGGGCTAGCGTGAGGACGTTCACTGGCCAGCCGATGCTTGAGCTGTTCATGAACTTTGGTCACTGGATGTTCTCGATGATGCTTAGAGTTCTATTCGATATTAAGCTCAAGGATCCGTTCACCATGTTCAAGGTGTTCCGCAGGCACTGCATCAGTGGGGTTGATTTCAAATGCAACAGGTTCGACTTCGACTTCGAGCTGCTGATACGCATCATCCAAAACGGATACGTTCCGATGGAAGTTCCGGTCAGCTACAAGTCGAGATCGTTCAAAGAAGGAAAGAAGGTCAGAATGTTCCGAGATCCGATTACGTGGTTGGCTGTCATGGCAAGACTGTGGGTGACGAAATGAATTCAAAGTGGCCGAAGGTTCTTCCTCCACTGACTCCGGAGGGCCAGCGAATCAGCGATGACTTCATGCGCAGGTGGCACGAGCAGTTGCCTGGGAAGTTTCAAATGCTGGAGCGGTTCAACCACGGGTATCCGGTTCGTCACGGGCCGAAGGAGTTCATGTCAACCGTGGAGATTGGAGCAGGAATCGGAGGGCACCTAGACCACGAGAATTTATCACTGGATCAGATGGCTCACTACATATCAGTTGAGATGCGGCCCGACATGGCGAAGATGATCAGAACCCGTCATCCTGGGACTTTAGTGGTTACTGGTGACTGTCAAAAACGGCTACCAATTGCAGCGTCAAGAGTTGACAGGATTATCGCAATCCACGTCTTGGAGCACCTGCCAGATCTTCCGTCCTGCATCAAAGAGATGTGGCGACTAATTTCTCCGAAAGGGAAATTGCTAATCGTGATTCCCTGCGAGGGCGGGATGGCTTACTCAATGGCAAGATCCGTATCTTCACGCAGGATGTTCGAGAAGCTGTATCGACAGTCGTATGACTGGTTCATAGAGCGAGAGCACTTGAATACTCCTTCAGAAATCATGGAGGAACTTGCACCTTATTTCTCTGTAGAACATCGGGAGTTTTTCCCGTTTAGAATTCCATCCGTAAACCTCAACCTCTGCATCGGACTAAGACTCGCACCAAAATGAAAACTTTAATCCTTCTTACTATCGGAGCAATCGCCGGAGCTGGCGTCATGTGGATCTCTTTCTATATTCAGCAATTTGGAAATACGGCATACTCCCAGTGGATCAGATCCGAGATGGATAAGAGGCGCGAAGAAGAAAAAAAATCCCTCCACGCACAAGGTGCAGAGGGATCGCGTTCTGACGGTTCCGTTAAGGAGTCGGAGCCTTCTTCTCAGTCTTGAAACCGCACGTCTTCACGTACTCCTTCACGGATGCCTGAACCCAACCCTTCCATGCAGTTGCTACACCAGTGGCGTGCTTGACGACGCCCTCCTCGATTTCGATTGTCCCAAGATCACGAAGCCCCGCCTTGTCGCGAATGATGAGTGTCATATTTTATGCTCCTGAAATTACCATGCCTGAGAATTCCTTCTTGGTCGTTGTGCCAATCTCAGCGGAGCGCATCATGTCAGACGGTGCCTCTGCAATGATTGGATACGACATTGAGTCGAACGGATGCTTGTGGTCGTCACGCTTCACGTAATGAGACGCCGTGTGAGGATCGCTCCGAAGATTCGTCAGCATCGCGCGCGTCGCTGTAAGTTGTGCGGAGATGTGCAGCCGCTTCTCGTAAAGGAACTGCCAGACAAGCTTCACCTTGTCTCGGTTCGAGTCCTTGTATTTCGGTGCAGCGTTAAGGACGATCTGGCCATCGCTCGCCTCGTATGTGATGGCAGCGTCACTCTTCTCCGCTGACGCCCGGTCGCTGAATGCAGAGGTGTCTGACCAGTGACGCCAGTTCAACTTGATGTTGTACTTCTTGAGCTGCCAGTTGTTCCAGTGCTCAATCTTCTCCAAGCAGATTTCGGTGAACTCTCGGATCGACTTGTAGGTCCGGATCACGACGAACTCATCAATCACTGAGAACGCGATGATCTGGCGCTTCGTGACTGGATGCTCGGTGATAATCTTCTCCATGATGTGGAACGAGTGGTTCTTGCTCTCGCCCATGTCCCACCCCCCGATGAGCGTTGTGCATCCAGGTGTTGGAACCATGATCTCCCAATCCTCTTCCGCGCAGTCCACATTTCCGAGGACGTGCTCCGATTCGTCATACACGTCAGAGAAGTGACCGTCGGTGATGTCCTGCTCCCACAGGCCGAGGATGAATCGGTTGAACAGCGCCTTGCGCTTCTTGTAGCGCGTCTCGATTTCACGCCGCTCGCGAGGATCGAGCTGCGGGTTGTCGTCAAGGTTCACCAAGATCCGATGAAGTCCGTCTTGGAAAATCTTGTCGTCGTCATCCTTCAGCACGGAATCTTTGAACTTGAACCACTTGTCATGGATCCAGTTGTTCGTTCCAGTGTCCGGAGGATTGCAGTCGCAGATGATCTGGTGCTCCTCATACTTCACGTTCGGCCACATGCGCAGCGCGTCGCAGAAGATGTCGAATGCGTGCTCGTCGCAATACTGGTCGAACTCCGACAGCCAGAACATCGAATACGCCGGACCCTTGAACTTCGCCTCAACCTCCGTCGAGTGTTCCAGGGAGTGACACTGAATCTCGGAGATGGTTCCGTGCCGGTTGCGTATCCGGACGAAGCTCATCTTGGAATCACCGGTCGTCTTCGGTCCTTCGGTGATCGTAAATCCGTGGCACCCCTGAGCCCACATCTTCAGCATTCGATCCAGCAGAACCCACACGCCGGCTGACTTGGCGTTCTTGATGGTCTTCGTGACGATGGCGACCATCGCCCCGTTCACGTCGAACGCATGGCGGATTACCTTCTGGAGAATCGCAAATGTCTTGCCGGACTTACGCGGCCCGTGGATGAGCAGGTAGCGGTGGTAATCGCTGAATATCTCAAACTGCTTCTGGTTGAGAGGGGGATACCAAGCCCCGTCCGTATCGTAGATGAAACCGTTTTCAGGATTGACTTTGATTGGCACGATTGAGGTTGCGGGGAGGGCAGTTAGATGTTCAAGTTCAAAACGTATGGCTTCAACAATTGTTTTCGACATGGCGGACCCTGGCGTCAAAAAGATGGTGGACGGCTGGGCGGACTCGACGGAATACGAACTGACGGTCAAGGTGAAGACCGGCGTCGGCCCGAAGCGCAACGTGGCTGATGTCACATCCGCAGAGGTGGAGGGCACTGAGGATGAAGCTGCCGACACTGAAACCGAGACGGAGCCAGCGACTGCCGAGGCGGAACCGGAAGAGGCGATGAAGCCGGCGTCGAAGCCTGCTGCAACCTACAAGTAATTGTGGCCGCGCCAATCCACAGGCTTGTAACCGAGCACGGGCTTGATCCTGCAAGCCTTAAGAAAGCGTTCGACTCGGACACCTTGGTCAAACGGCCAAAGGTGAAGAAGCTGGTGGACGACATCGGCAGCATCATCCGAGACGGCATTGGCAGGAACCGGCAGGACTACCGATTGTTCAAGGCGATGGACTGGGCCTATGACGCTCCGTTCTACCAGGTGTCCTACACGCAGCTTCGCGGACTCCTGAGCAGCAAGCCGGACGACAAGAAGGTGATGGAGACGGTGAACAGTTGGGGTCTGTCCCACCTGCTTCCGGACATCACGGAGAACGGGAAGACGTGCTGCAACGCGGATGGCAGCCCGAAAAAGGCGATCAACATCCCGGTCTTCTTCAGCATCTTCGTCCCGATTGTCATGGCCTACATCGGCATTCGATGGGCAAAGCTTTTCAACGACCGGAACCAGACCCCACATTTCAAGTATGAGCCGGTGCAGTTCACGAAGGAGAACAGGATTCGGGCAGAGGTTCTGACACAGGTCATCGAGAAGCAGTCCACATGGTTTGACTACCCGTCCGATACCAAGCAGACCATTCTCCAGACCTTGCTCTACGGGTTCTGCATCAACTTCCCGCGTGAGGCGTGGTTCTCGGAGAAACAGGAAGACGAGGGAGGCAAGGAGACGATTGTTCGCGAGGGGCTCCGGTTCAACATCCCCCATCCATCCCGCATCTACTACGATTTGTATCACAGGCTCTCGACGCTGAACTCGAATTCGGGCTGCGAATACGCCGGATACTGGGAGCTATGCCGATACGACAAAATCCACGACAACGACCTGTATTGGAACAAGGACAAGATAACGCTGGGATCCCTGTCGTGGTTCGACCTGGGGAAAAGCGACTTCTTGGAGCAAGTGTTTCCTTGTGCGATGTCGTTTCCGAGCCGGGATGGCTCTGGTGGAGTTGGCGCGTTGGACAGGGAATCGGAGGCCGCAAGGTATTACGGAAAGGGTGACTTCAATGCGTCCACGTTGGTCACTCAGCACTTCCAGCGAATCGTCCCCAAGGACTACGGGCTCGGAACCTACGAGCACCCTGTCTGGTTCCGGTTCGTGTTCGCTTCCGACAGCACGGTCATCTGGGCGGAGCCTCTGGCGTTCGATGTCATACCGACTTACGCATTCGATGCCGACTTCAACCGGGCTCGCCACCGCTCGCTGGCCTTGGAGATCATCCCGTTTCAGGATCACGTCAGCAATCTCCTGACGAACTGGATTGCGGCCACCAAGGAGAACCTTCAGAACCCCATCTTCTACGATGCCGAGAAGATACCGGTCGAATACCTGAACAAGCTGGAGAACTTGGGCTTCAAGTTGGTTGGCTCACGGGTGTACATCCCCTACAACAGCACGGTCAACTACCGGACCAAGACAGACCAGCGTGAGGCGTTCCATACCCCCCAGCTAACCCACCACAACACGGGTGAACTGGCGACTTTGATCGCTGGCGTGCTGAACATGCTCGACCGAATCATGCAGTTGTCCCCGCAGGAGATTGGTCAGGCCGCAAGCCATGAGCAGAGCGCAGCGGAGAGCCGCATCATCGCAGGTAACACCTCGACGCGCGTGGCGTTCACCGGTTCGTTCATCGACTCCGGCGACTACGCCAAGAAGAAGATGCTTTACGACGCCACGATGGCGTACGCGGACGACGACATCACGGTCGGGGTCACGTCGGCATGGGCTGCCACCGAAGATGAGTTCAAGAAGCTGATGGAGAAGGTAGGGCTTACCATTTCGGACGACAGCGCATACAACGCTCAGAGCCCTGACAGTATGCACGTAGCCACAGCCAAGAAGTCAGCGATGGCGCTGGAGTCATTCGCCTCCAAGCGAGACGGACAGGACCGCATCGACAATCCCGGTATCGCGGACGCCATGAGTAAGGTGTTCTCGGCTGTCGCTGGCAATCAGGCCATCATCCAGTCCATCGGCGCACCGCAGCTCATCGAATTGCTGAACCAGATCATCCAAACCAGCGGGCTCCCGAAGGAATTCAAGCTTCGAGGCACGGCTATCAAGCCGGAATCCAATCCGGAGGAGCAGGCAGGCCAGATGTCTGAGATGCTCAAGCAGGTAGCCGAGCAAATGAAGCAACTGGTAGCTCAATCACAGCAGCAGACGATTGAGGCAGCCGGCCAGCAGACGCAGCAGATAGTCGGGCAGGCCATGCAGGGCATCGCGCAGCAGGTTGAGCCGCTTGCTCAGGTCGTTCAGCAGACGGCTGAGGCTACACAGGCGCAGGCGCAGCAGATTGCCGCTCTCGGTGAAGCCATGCAGCAGTTGACGGTTGCGGTTGAACAGTCGCAGCAGCCGGCACCGATGATGCAGCCCATGATGGATCCGGAGAACGCCCTGTTCTGACGGCATTCTCCTGATTGGAGTTGCTGACACCTCTTATGCCCGCCACAATCATCCCATCCCGCATCCCTGTTGACGCCGATCAGCGGGGACTCCTCGCGAACTTGTTCGCATCACCTGGATTATCACTTCTCAAGGAGGTGCTCGGCGCACGCTGCATCGAATCGCAGGTGGCAGCCATGAATGCGTCCCTGTATCTGAGTGATAACGAGACGGCAAAGAAGGACTTTGAGATTCAGAGAAAGCAGGCCGAGCTATACAGCGCGGTGCTGGATGTGCTTGACGACATTGGGCAAAAGGAGGACGAATGGTTCACAGTGAAACTTGAACCACGTCGGTAACGCCCAATTATGCCAATCGAATCCGCCCCGGTAGCTCCAGCCCCGCAGCTACCACCCGAAGCCCAACAGCCACCCCAAGCACCCCAGCCGCCAGCCCCTCAGTCCGCCATGCAGCGCATGGAAAGCGACCCGAACCTGGCAATGGACGCCTTGATCGCCCGGCGCAGGTCCAAAAAGGAGGCTGAATCCACCCCAAAAGCGGTCGAAACCCCTGAAAAACCAGCGGAATCAGGGGCTGAAACACCCCCATCTGACAGGCCGAAGCTCGGTGACTTGATTGCGAAAGCCCTCAAATTCACCCCCAAACCGGAGGAAAAGAAGGCTGAAGCCCCAGTCGTTGCCGCTCCGGTGGAGGATAAAGCTGTCATCCCGACGGAAGGCAAGCCGGCCAAGACCATTGTCTCCAAGAAGAAGCCAACTCCAGAGCCAATCGACACCGGTAAGTTGGTCAGCGATGCGGCGACGGCGGCGACGGCGGCTGCCGTGCGAGCCATGCAGCCATCTGTCCAGCGCCATGAGTCCGCACCGGTTAAGCTGGAGGACTCGCTGAAGGAAGACGACCGGCGGGAATACCTGACGGCAAAGCACCTGAGCGAGACGAACCCGAAATTCAAGGGTGCCGAGAAGATCGTCTTGGACCACATCAAGAAGTCCGAGGATTACGCATCGCGCTGGGAAGCATCAAATCCAGGAATGGTGTTCAGTCCGGACGATGATGAGCACGACACGTTTTACTCCGCTCTGGAAAAGCCTTGGTCAGACCGGGAATTCCGCGATGCTGAGATTGAAATCAAGGCGGAGGAGATTGTCGAACGAA